AGTTTACAGAATTAACCTACGTCACAAGACGTGCGTTTATTCCTAAACTGGTTGTCCAACTGTATAACTCTACGCCACTAATGGCTGCGTTGATTGCTAACAGTCAACAAGCCTCTGGTGGTGTTTCTTCAGTAACTGTTCCCGTCCAGGGCGCACAGTTTGTGAACGCTCAGTGGTCTGACTACTCTGGCTCTTTTGCCCAGCCGTCAGTCCAACAAGGTGCTTACAACGCTGAATTTGACCTCAAGTTGATGATCTCCCCCGTGCCGTTCCTCGGTATGGAAGGCGTGGCTCAACAAGATGCTGCAATTATTCCGCTGATTGAAGCCCGTATGAATGACGCAACAAACGTCATGATGGACGCAATGGCAACGGCCTTGTACAACAACACCACCAACAATCAACAGTTCATCGGCTTGCCCGCTGCTGTGGATGACGGTACAGGTGGAGCTACATACCAAACCACTTACGGCAACATTAACCGCTCTACCTATACTTGGTGGCAGTCTAAGGTTTACGCTGCTGGTAACGTGAATCCCACAAGACAAAACATTCTCCAGTACATCTCTGGTACAGTGAAAAAGGGCGCAGAAATGCCTTCTTTCGGTGTCTGCGGATTTGGTACATGGACTTTGTTGGCTCAAGACTTTGTTGGTCAAGAGCAATATGTTATTACCCCAGGCTCTGGCTTTGACGGTGACAACAACGGCCCTCAAGCAGCATTCAGAGCACTGATGGTTGCTGGTGTGCCAATTTATCCAGACCCTTACTGTCCAGAAGGTACGGTTTATTTCCTCAACACCAACTACTTGAGCTTGTACATCCACGAGCAAGGTTCATTTGTGTTCACAGGATTTGAATCAACTCTACCAAATTGGCAGATTGGTTATGTAGGTGCTGTTCTTATGATTGCTGAGTTGGTGTCTGTGAAGCCCAAGTCAATGTCTAAGATCACTGGCTACAACTACTTGTCGCTATAAGGAGAATATAAAATGGCATTAGCTCTTAATAAAATTATCCTTGCAAGTGCAGTCGCTAATACGCCTGGTGCGTATTTTCAGATTACCACTACTCCCGCTACCACAGTTGGTAACGTCATTCCCGCTGGTGTTTACATTGTGTTTCCCACTGCTAACGTGACCATTCAGGCCACTTCAGCCGTGAACACAGCTGGTAACGCAACAGCAACCTCTATTGTTCTAGCGAACAACACTGGTGGCATGATCTTCTCTGACGGTGTTAACGTGTTTGCCAACTCTTCTGTTACCAATGCTACAGTTACTTTGTTGACTGTTGACGGTGGTCAGAACGTGTCTGGCACATTTAATAACGTCTAAGGAGTGAACAATGGCTAATCCCGATTCAGTCAGTCAGCTATATTTGGACTCGTTTGGGAATGGGCGTATTGGTCAAGCTACAGTTGTGTCTATGGCAGCCCTGGGCAACGCAGTTGGCACTATTCCTTTAGTGAATGGTGGACTGACAAGTTCAGGAGCTGCATTAGGATCTGGTGCAGTGATTCCTCGCAGAATTACTGTAAACAATCCTACAGGGTCTGTTTCGTCTGCCTATGTGACTATTACGACAAGCAATGACGGCAACGCATCTAATGCGATAGTTGCTAACGTGGCTTTGAGTAACATTACGGCAGCGGGTAGATACCAAGACTTGACGATAGCAACACCTTACTCCACAACAACATCAATAACTGGTAACTTGACACAGGCACTTTATGTGAATGTGACCACAGTTTCTGGCAATTCAAATACTGTAAACTTCCAAGTTTACGGTGACGTTGTGCAGTTCTAATGAACGTGTTTGTGACTAACCGTGGGGACACACAGCTTGCTGTTGGTCCTTACGAGTTTAAAAAGAATAATCCTGTAGAGCTACCCCAAGAGGTGGCTGTGCAGTTGTTTGGGTATGGCCTCGCAGATCGAGAGCATATCCTAGTTCGCTGGGGTTGGATTCAACTTCACAGTGAACTAGCAGAAGGTTTGAAAAAGTTAGATCAGTTTGAAATAACAACTGAAAGACCAGGGAAAAACAGCTCGTTACCCTCGGCTGTTGTTCGAGTACCCTTGCGTCTTGAAAAGGGCGCAGGGGAAAAAACACAGCGGGTAGCATAACATGGACAGCAAATGGCAACGCTTAACGACTATCTCAGCCAAGTTGAAAATTTGCTCCATGACGTTAACAATGTTTTCTGGACGCAAAACCAGTTAACAACCTATATTAACGAGGCGAGAGAGCGCACGGTCAGAGATACGGGTTGCCTACGAAACCTACAAACGACAACAGCTCCACTGGCTTATAACTCTACCGCCCTGACGGGTGTGTCACCCACAGCATGGGCTGGCAACACCGCAGTCACGGCTGGTCAGTACGTCTTTTCCAACATCTTTAACTACGTCTACACCCAGAGTGGGACATCTGGCAGTTCTGCTCCAGCCTATCCATCTGGGTCTAGTCCTTTTCCCCCGTCCACCCCTTTTGCAGACGGCACTGCCCAGCTGCAGTATGTGAGCAATTGTGAAATCATCCCTTTTAATGCTCTACCTCAGGGTATCAACGTCTATGATGTTGTCAACATTAACCTTTACTGGGGCAATAGTAGGATTCCTCTGCGTTATCTGCCTTGGTCCAACTTTACCGCCCAATTGCGTTACTGGCAGAATTATGTGGGTAGACCCATCTGTTTCAGTATGTATGGACAACAAGCAATCTACATTGCCCCCATTCCCGATCAGTCTTACTTCATTGAAGTAGATACCAACATATTGCCCACAGCTCTGTCTCTCAATAGTCCTAACGTCACTGACAGCATCATTGACCCTTGGAATACGTCTGTGCAGTATTACGCTGCCTACAAAGCCAAGTTTTACGAACAATCCTACGGTGAGGCTGAGATTTTCAAGCAAGAGTACAACAAGCACGTCTTGAACATACTCAACAGCACGTTCACTAGAAGGATTCCAGATCCATACAGTAGTGGAGGGTAATCATGGCCTCCGCAGAACAGAAGAAGTCCTACCAGGTAATCAAGGCTTTCAAGGGTCTTAACACCAAGGCCAACAGAACTGCCATCGACAAGGATGAATTCTCCTGGTTAGAGAACGCCATGCCCGTGGGTTCTGGCAATATGCGGATTATTCCCACCAGTAGCAACGTCACCAACGGTGCAAATGCGGTGGTGTTCACCAATAATGTGACCTACCTCACCTCTGCAAATATCAATGATGACTACATTGTTGCGGCTGAAGATAACGGGGCATTACAAGCATACGATTTAACGTCCAATAACTTTGTCACTATTGCCAGTACAGGCACATTGTCAAACGCCAATGTTTCCTCTACGCAATACCAGAATACTGACTTGTTTGTGGGTGACCCCAACAAGGGACTATTTGACTGGAACGGGGTTAGTCTCATTCCTGTGGGATCTGTGGGCAGTATTGCAATCACAAACCCAGGCATTAACTACACTTCTGCCCCCAACGTGGTTATTTCCTCCCCTAACAACGCCAATGGTGTACGGGCTACTGCGGTGGCCTCAATAACTACTGGTTCTGGTGGGGTGCAGAGCATTCAGGTCACTGCTGGTGGTTCAGGATTTACGTCTGTTCCTACCATAACAATAGCAACACCTGACGTTCAGGGTGGCAGCACAGCTACGGCTGCAGCCACTATCTCTGGCGGGGCAGTGGTGGCTATTTCTGTGATTTCGCCTGGCTCTGGATACCTTACATCTCCCGCTGTGAGCATTACTGGGGGTGGTGGAACTAGCGCAACTGCAAATGCAGCACTTTCCACGGGTATTGTGAACTCCATAAGCCTGACAAACGGGGGTAGCGGGTACACGTCTCAGCCCAGTGTCACCATTTCAGGTGGTGGGGGGTCTAATGCCAATGCTATTGCCCAGCTCGTCACGTTTGCCACAGGTGTGGTGTCCATCCAGGTCACCAACGGGGGCACAGGTTATGGTCAATATGGCAATTTAGCAGTCACGATCACGGGTGGTGGTGGCTCTGCTGCCAACGCTACTGCCATTGTTTCTGGAAATGCAGTCACGCAAGTGATTATGAATAACCCAGGGACAGGCTACACGTCTGCGCCTACAGCTGTTGTTTCTGGTGGGTCTGGTACGGGTGCAAACCTTGTTGCAACTGTCCAGTTAAACCCCATAGTGGACGTAGCCACCTTTTCTAACCGTGTTTGGGTGGCACAGGGGCGCACGGTGTACGCCAGTGCGTCTACAAGCCCCACAGACTTCACTTCTGTATCTGCTGTAGCGTTCAACATTCAAGACAGCACTTTGCACGGCAACATTCAGGGCCTCTTGTCTGCCAACAACTTCTTGTACATCTTTGGGGACGATAGCATTAACGTGTTTTCTGACTTGCAAGTGACCTCCACAGGGGCTACGGTGTTCACCAACACCAACGTGAGTGCGTCTATAGGTACATCCAGAATATACGCCATTTTCCCC